GCGAGAGAAGGTGGTAGCGACTGAGCCAAGTTCTAGTTGTACGCCAGTAATTTCAAGGTAGTCGTTGGCTCCTGCGGTTCCAGTTGGGGTGTATTGAAATAAAACCGCCAACTGAGTAACCGTTGCTCCAACGGTTCCAGTCATGGTGAATCTTTGCCATGTGGTTGTCAAAGTATTTGTTTGATTGGCAACCGTTGAACTTCCAGCCCATGTGGAGAAAATGTTTTGGTCTGTTCCAGTTGACCCATAAAGATAAACAGGCAAAGCGTTAGAGGTTGCCGAATAGTTAGCACCAGCGCGAGCATAAAAACTTACAGTTACGGTTTTCCCAGCCAGGGGAATTGAATTGACGGTTTCAATGGACTGAGCAAATGACAAACCACCCGTTCCAGTTTGTCCCGAATTGCGCTGAAAACGAAAGCCATACTGAATGTTTGGCAAGTTCGTTGTATCGCCAGTTGCTTGACGAGAAATTGTTAATGCTTGCCCTGTTCCAGTGTTGGAAATTTGCCACCTATCTGCGGTGTAGTTGCTAGCAAATCCACTTGAAGCCGCTATAGCAATAGAAGTACCGCGCTGCCAAATGTCCATTCCGCCGTTGATGACGGCATTTTTGCCGCCAACGATTGCGCCAGTGAATATACTCTCTGGCACTGCGCCATTAAGTGTTACTCCCATTAGATAATTTCCGTTCCGCTAACTGTAAATGTTAGTGCGCTAGACGTGCCAGATCCTGCAACGATGAAGTCGGCAGTACCAGCGGTGTTACTAAGAGTGATACCATTGGTATAGGTAATTGTGCTATTGGCTGGAACTGGTACACCGTAAAGGACGGCGTTAGTCGTTCCAGCAGAACCGCCACCTTTAACCACATAAAGGTATGCCGTTGCGGCAGTTGCGGTGGTATTGCAAATGTGGACAGATGAGATTACCGCACCGCTATAAGCAGATGTGGCTCCCACCGTGTAGAGTGTTGTTGAAGTCGTAGTGGTTGGCACACCTTGACCGAGTATCTTGTATGTTGCATTAGCCATTAGTTAGCCCCCATTGTAAGTAGACCAGCAACTATCGCCACTGGTGATATGCTTTGAACTGGTACATTCGATGTAGAAATAAGTGTTGAAGTATCTGTAATTCCGTGAACGGATGTTGTTGCCGCATAGTGATTTTGAGCATCTGTTAGATCTTGGGCAACGATGACGTGGCGCACCAACGCTCCCGCGTTGTGTGATTGAGCCATAGTGCCATTGAAGGCACGTGTTACGGTTAACGTACCGCCAGAATATGCAGTGACTAGCACCAGTTCTTCGGCAGCAGTGTTGTAGTCAATAGCAAGAACAAAGGGATTACCACTGGTGGGATAACCCACTGGAGTAGCGGAAAGAGTGACTGTTGTAACTATGCTAGTGATAGACGAGTTGAGCGTGTTGTCTAGTGCGGTGGCGCTGTAATATCTGGTCATCTATTCCTCAACTCGTATAGTGTGTGCGCGGTGGGTATTGTTCTTGCAAACGTCGTACTTCAATTTGTAAACGTTGTTGGTATTGCTGTTGAATCATTCGTCCGACATTGCCAGCAGTTCCTACTGGGTCATTTGTGCGTAGCGCATCACCCTCAGCAGATACGGCAGGTAGACGGCCAAAGTCAAGATACATGGCGGAGCGATAAGCGGCTCCTAGCACAATCACTTCACGGGCTGAGTCAGGCAGACCAGTGACAGTTGAAAAGTCATCTTGATCAAATTGTAAGGTGGTTGGCTTCTTGGTGTATGTAACCATCACGGTACGGCCAGGAATAATGCCTTCACGAATAGATACTGTCTTTCCAGTATTCCATGTCAAAGGATTTGCCATGCGGTCAATGCGGTAGTGGCGAATCGGTAGCCATTCTTTAGATGGGCCGATGGTCTGCCAGGAAATACCTAGCACGTCAATCGCTTCCTGCGGAAGCGGATACGTTGTAACTGCCGCTTGAAAGGGGAAGGTGGTGTAGTACGTGCCGAACAAATCTGGGTAGACACCGTCAATAGCAAGGTTGATGTTCCGTCGGATTACAGATCGCGGAAAGGAAGGCGCGACTGTGACACGGCTACCAGCGGTGTGAGGCACCGCTACCGTATCTCGGAAACCTCTACCATAACTAGGAATCGTTGCCGTATTTGTAGTACGGTCAAATGAATCCACCCAGATTAGTTCATCGTCAATCTCAACTAAACCACGCGTTAACACTGTACCATCGTTTACGACAAACGTTAGATCCGTCGCTCCCATGGAGTTGGGTAGATACGTTGCCTGGTCTTGCATACCAGTGTAGCCCGTAAGGGCTAACTGAGTCTCGCCAATGACGTCAATAAATGCTGTCACGATACAATCCTCGCTGCCGCTTCTGCCTCACCGATACCATAGGTACCAGCGAGAAGGTTTAATACGCCAGGCGTATCTTCATAATAATTTTTGCCACCGTTACGGTTTGCGTAAATAGCGTTAAGTGCATCAATACCACGTGTTGTGCCATGGCCAGGAATTACAACGTCGGCCCATTTAATCGCGGCACCATTAAAATCATATTGTGGTACACCATTGACAATGGTGCCAGCAAGACGATTCAAATGATAGACCGTTGATAAGCCACCATAGTTAGCCATTTATTTATCCTTTCGTGGGGTATCGAACTTACTTATTCTTAGTTCCGCCGACGCCTTCGTATTGCCCGTATGGTGTCTTTGTTGGCTTGCCAGTAAGTTTCTCTGGTGTGCCGCCAATAGCGTTGCTTGAGCATCCACAAGATTTGCACATGTTATTTACCCTTAACTTTCTTTAGGTTTGGATTTGCTTTCTTTGCCGCTGGTGAAGCCTTACGAGTAGCAGAGGCTAGAATCGCTCCTGCGTTTTTCATAGGTACGCCAGACTTCTTTGCGATTTGCTTTTGGGCGGCTGCAAAGCCCATACCCTTTTTGGCTGCTGCCATTAGATTGCTCCCGTTTCTTTCATCACCGAAGCGGTTTGCTTGGTAATCTTTGTTGCCGCTGGCATTGATTCTGCGTTGTAAGCAACGCCCAGTTTGTCACTTGCGGCCTTAGCCTCGTTGACTGCCTTCATGGTTGTACCTGCTGGTTGGATGCCTTGTGAGCGAGCCTCGGCATAGGCATTAAGTTCGCCAGTCCACTTCTTGTTGGACATCATCTTGGTATGCGCCGCGTCGCCAGCGTTAAGTTCTAGCGTCATGATCTTGCAGGCAAAACAACCGTCTACATACTCGGTATGGTTTTGATGTTTCGATGGAATCTCGGCAATGATAAAAGGTCTATCGCTTACTGCGTCACAATTCATGCAGCCATAGGCTGTAGGGATTGAGTCATACTTTTCGTTTAGTCCCCAACTTATTACTTTTCCCACGTGCTGGCATTCGCTCATTTAGATGCTTCTCCAAAAATTGTATGTTACGCTCGATACGTTCTTGTTCAGGGCCATTGGCCTTAGCGGCTTCTTTAGCAAAAGTTAGCGCTTCTTCAACATGTCCAAGATTGTTAGCACTGACGGCTGCAAAGTCGTAGGCTTTCCAATCCCAGATGGCAGATTCGTAGCAGTAGTGGATTGAACGTGGTAAGTCCAGAACTGCGAGAGAGGCGTCTAAACACCGTTGCCACTCCTTCTTTCGGTAGGCGTCAATCGCCACACCGTAGTGTGGCTCACCTTCCGTTGGAAGAATCTCTACACCCTTGTTATAGTAGAAGGTGGCATTATCGCTATCACCCAGTTGATGATATGATTCGCCCATCCATCTACAGACGGCTGCGGATTCAACATCCCAACCGCCAAGTTCAAGTTTGCGCTTACCAGCGTCAACAACATCTTGCCATAACTCGTTGAAGTAATACTCTCGGCACATGTATGTCCACATGCGCGGATCGTCAGGATGTTCCTTAACGGATAACTTCAAGATGTCTAGGTACTGCTTGCGAGACTTGCTATTATCTGGCTGATGCTTGATAACCGCATCTAGTATTGAAACTATCTTTGGCTCACTGTCGCCGTAGTAAAGTTGAATCTCATGGCATGGATACTTCCAGTACCAACCGTGACGATTGTGTAATCTATCTCGTTGCCATGTCTGGCCTGTATCCATCGTAATCCAACCAATAGTTGCATCAGATTTCCAGCCTTTGCGGACCTTGTCAAAGAATCCAGGTTGCGGAACTTCGTCTAGATCTAAGATGACACAAACATCTGCGTCTGCTGGCACCAAAGCCAGCGCCGCATTTCTAGCGGCATCAAACCGCCAGGGCTTGATACTGATGTCGTACACCGTTGCGCCTAGTTCCCTAAGCCTATCTGGCGTACCATCAGTAGAACCTGTGTCTGCTACTACGATGTAATCTGCGCCTTTGCAGGCTTCCATGTAACGTTCTACATGTTTAGCCTCGTTAAGGCTAATGGAGTAAACTGCTATCTTGGTCATACCGCTATTGTAGCATACCTATGCTAAGTGTGAAACAATAAGCCAGGCGTAAACTGATTTTGAATTTGTCCGTAATCCAAATCACCCCAGACTACCCAAAGGTCAGTAGCCAACTTCTTGGCAATAGCCCATGAGTTAACAACCCTTAACTTGGGTGAGGCTGTAGCAGTACCCACTGAAAGGATGGTAGTGGTACCAGGAGTAACGGCCGAAATGGTAGGCTGGCCAGCACCAGTAATCCAAATGAATATCAACTCCGTGCCTAATTGATAGGCGACAGAAGCGTTAGTCGGAATAGTTACCGAAATAGAGGCAGCATTGTTAAGGCTGACGATGGAAGCCGCATCGGACAAGGCTGGGGTAAAGGTGGTACCAACTTGGGCAT